TGAAAACAAGTGGCTAAAATAAAATGGCAAAAACACAAAGAAATTTTGTATTAGGGCGTATGAATAAAAGCCTTGACGAAAGGCTGCTTCGTAATGGAGAATATGTTGATGCGTTAAATGTAAGACTTGGTTCTACCGAGGAGTCTGAAGTAGGCTCTGTGGAAAACACCAAGGGTAATACACAAATTAGTGAGCTTTATTTTATTGAACCTGGTACAACCAACTCAATTCCTTTGAGCAGCGAAGCTAGAACTATAGGTGTTTTTGAAGACGGTGCAAACGAAACACTCTATTGGTTTGTTCATGACCCCGCTTTTTCTGTGGGTGATACGGGTAAACTAGACATGATACTTTCTTTTAACACATTAACAGCTCAAATAGTTTATCACGTTGTAAGTATAGATGACGGAAGTGGGATTACTACTACATTAAATTTTAACCCACAGTTTTTAATAACAGCTACCAATAAAATTGGTGACTTATTATTTTTTACTGATTTTTTAAATCCACCCAGATTTATTAATGTAAATAACTCTTATGCAGAGCCTATAGCCAAAACTTTACCTACGCCTACAGGCGAAGTAGCTTTTGTGTTTACCGCAGGATCAGTTACTACTAACGGCATAACAAGAACAGGGTTTAATCAAGGGTTAGTATCGGGCTGTCCAGTACCTCTAAACGCTGTAGGAGCAGGTGCGGCGCCAACCACGACACAAATAGCGCTTCCTGGTACGGGGTGTTATAATACAATAATAAATGCCGAGTCTATTAGTGCAGTTAAAACCACACCAGGGTTTGGGATTATAGGAGCTAATAGTTTATCTAGTCTTGCGCTTATTCAATTTAATGAAGTATTCGGTGTAAACGCTGATCTAACAATGGGATTTATTACTGCAAACGGAACAGGAAATCCAGGGCCAGGCAGCATTAGTGGTAATATTACAGGAAGCGACGGTTCAAGCGGAACATATTCTTGTAGATATAAGCCTAACCCCACACAGTTTACAGACGACAATGGAAATGTTTTTAATCCATCAAGCTCTGGAAGGGTAAGTTTAATAGGATTAACACTAACCGATGGTGTAACTTATACTTTAACAATATAACATGGCTTACATTGATTCATTTAACGCAGAAGAGATATTGGTTATTAAAAAGCCCCCAATAACTGCACCTACTATTTCAGGTATAATTGAAAATAATGGAAGCACATTTTTAGAAGATAGATTTATATGTTTTGCCTACCGATACGAATACCAAAACGGAGAATTTTCCGCCACCTCCCAGTTTAGCGCTCCTGCGTATACCTCTGGAATTTATACTTTTAGCCAATCTAGTTTTTTAAATGAGGGAATGTTAAACCAAATTAACGCGGTAATTATAACATTTAATACTGGAGGGGACTTGGTTAAGGGAGTTCAGTTGTTGTATAAAGACATGAATGACCCAACAATAAAAATTATTGAAACCTTAAATAAAGAAAGAGATGGCTTGCCTAACAGTGGAGATTTTAATTATACCTTTAGGGATCAAAAAATATTTACAGTTCTTCCTGAATATGAAATTTTAAGACTATATGATAATGTACCATTAAAAGCACAAGCCCAAACTTTAATGGGCAACCGTTTAATGTATGGAAATTATTATGAAGGGTATAATTTAAAAGATTTCCAAAATAAAGCCGTAGATTTAAGATATAGCCTAGAGGTAATAAACAACGAGTTTGATCAAACTACTTTAAGAGATTATACGGGAAACGGCGCTTATACTTTTGGCCAATCCGCCAACATTACTAACTCAATATTTGGAATAGATTTAGGGAATAACTTATTAAAAAAAGGCACTATATTAACATGGGATTTAAATATCCAACATTTATCATTTTATACCGCCTCTGGTGTAGCTCCTACAGCAATTACCACGGGAGCAGGTTTGAGTTTTAGTTACACTTTAACTAGAGACTACGATGATGTATATCAATTAGCTACAGACGCTACAGCAGGTGGATTTGTTGAGGCAATTGGAACAGCTTCTAACATACAAACAGTTTCTAATTCTTGTAATGGGTCTACTTTTACAGATCAATTTAATTGTCAAATACCTGCTACTTTAGGGTCATTTACTAAAACTGAAAGCGGTATAACAGCTGCAGGAGAACCTATTGCTATTTCTGCGTTTACTACTGAAACCACGATTGGCCTTCAATTGCTTGCAATGAAATGGGTAGACGGGGCAAATGTAACTTATGAGTATTTTCAAATAACTGGAGGAACAGCATATTTTACCTCCACAACAGATAATTTTAGCCTTCACAGTAATAGAGACTATGAGATTGGAATAATTTATATGGACGATTTTAATCGTGCCTCTACAGCTTTAGTAAGCCGTAACAATACCGCTCACATACCATGTAATGCATCTGATTTTTTAAACAAAATAAGAGTAAGTATTCCTGGTGGACAACCAGGTGGTAATAACGCTCAAGTTGCACCTTATTGGGCAACTCGTTACAAGTTCTGTATAAAATCAAGTAAATCAACCTACGAAACAATTTATGTTTCAACTTTTGTTCAAGAAGATAATGAGCCTGCGGTTTACTTTTTATTACAAGGTGAAAATGCTAATAAGGTAGAAGAAGGAGATCGATTAATAGTTAAAGCGGATAGCACGGGGCCTTTACAAAATTGCGCCACCTCGGTAGTATTAGAAAAGTCTAATCAATTAAAAGGATTTATAAGCTACACTAACCCCTTAGATACTACCGCTACGATTGAAGCGCCAGCTGGGGTTTATATGAAAATGATTCCTACAAACTTTTCAGTGAACACCCTAACCAACTCATTTATTACTTACGGCCAGCTAAGTGGTAAAACGGCTGATGCCGGGGAATATCCTAGAGTTTTTTACCCCGTTACAGTATTTAATCCTTCAGGAACTGGAGCGACAACTAATATTGATTATGACTTGCCTAGTGGAAGTATAATAAAAATTAAAATATTTGCTCGTAGGCCAGGCTCTAGCAGTCCTCTTGAGTCTTGTGAAAATCAACAATTAACATACGAACAAGAATTTACAACAGATACCGCTTACTCTAATTTTAAGGAGTTTTTTGATAGCGAGGGTCTTGGCACAGCGACAACAGGATTAATTCAAACAAATTCAAGGTATAGAATTGGAAATCCTGATGGACCGATTACTCGTGAATTTGTTATAAATTATGACAATACATTATTAAGTGTAGCTAGATTACCAACCGCAAGTGACTTAAGCCAAGGTTTTGAACAGTATTTTTTGAGGTTTATCAAAGATACTACTACAGGTAAAACTTATCTTGGGTTGAGCGCAGGTGTAAGAAATTGTGCGGATCCTTTTTTGGGAAGTAAAGAAAACTCACACGTAGACGTAAGTATTGAAGTTATTAGAGCAAGTGCTTCTATTGTGTTTGAAACGCAGCCTGCGGATGCCTTACCAGATGTATGGTTTGAGAACAATGAATCTTTTTCTATTGATTCTTTAGGACAACACTCGGGAAATGTACAAAATCAAATTATAGATTTTAATAATGCAGGAGTGGTCGCTCAAAATGCTATAATTGACACAGGTTTTTCAAATTGCGTTGCATTTGGTAATGGTATTGAAAGTTATAAAATTAGAGATAGCATTTCGGGGAAAACCTTAGAGTTTGGAAACAGAGTAACAACCACCTCTTCTCAAATATATAAAGAAGCTCATCGTTTTGCAGACATTACTTACAGCGGTGTTTTTAATGATGAAAGTAATGTAAACAAGCTAAATGAGTTTAATTTAGGATTAGCTAATTTTAGCCCCTTAGAAGATTCGTTTGGGCCAATTAGAAAACTATTTGCTAGAAGAACAGATGTCTTAACGCTACAAGAAGATAAAATTTCCTACGTGCCTGTGGGTAAAGATTTACTTACTGACGCTTCTGGGGGGGGTACTTTAACTAGCGTCCCTCAAGTTTTAGGAACTCAAATTGCGAGAGACGAAGAATACGGTATAAGCAACAATCCCGAGAGTTTTGCTGTTTGGGGATTTGACAAGTTTTTTGTAGACGCAAAGAGAGCGGCTGTAATTAAATTAAGAGGGGGCAGTTCTGGACAAGAGGAGTTGACTGTTATATCTCAAGCTGGTATGCGATCTTGGTTTAGAGACTTTTTTATTAACTCTTTAACCACTCAAAAACTCGGAGGCTATGACCCCTACATGAATGAGTTTGTACTAGCAGGAAACCTTCAAAATACTTTTGACTTTACTTCTTGTATTGCTTGCGGAGTAGCAGAGAATCTAGTAATAACCCCAGGCCAAAGAAACATGTATTGTGTAGACGTTGGCCAAAACGTAGGTCAAGTTACTGTTTCTTATATAATACCTGGTGCAAGCTCAAATGATATAATTACAGAGGTAAATACTCCTAGCGGTGCTGGTTTACAAGAAATGGAAACCGAGGCGGGGGTATCTCCTATAGTTACTGAAAAAACCAATTCAGGAGTAGGGTATACCATTACAGCATATTATAACAATGTTAAATATACTAGCGGCGTTGTTTATGTAAGTGGCAGTTTTACGTTTAATAAAAATGTATCTGACGTAACAGAAACCACCATACAGGCAACAACGACTTCAGGCGTCACTGACACTGTAGAAGTTACGGTAAGCTGTCCTGAAGAAACTTTGATAACCCTATACAATGTAGTTCTTACAAATAATTCAGACGCTGCAAAAACTACACATAGCGAATACCGATGGACAGACAATGTAAGTAGCTCTCCTACACAGTCTAATTTAGTTGTATTTGAAAGTGGTATAAACCCTGTGGTGTCTAGCTACACTACGGTAAGTGGTGCTTTAGGGTCTAATGTTGTTCCAAGTGAAGGGTCAATAGTATCGCTTATAAATCACAAATTTGCAACTGATACCTTTGACTTTAATACACAAACAAATAGTTTTAGATATTTACGAAGTGCAACCGTGTATAATAACACTACATCAGAAATAGATGCGCTTATAACCGCGTCGGCGTTGGCCACACCTATACAAGAAGAAGGAGAAATTGATTTTGCTACATTTACTATGCCAAGTGGTGCATCTACAGACAATAATTTATATTTAATTTGGGATTACAGAACAGTTGTAGAATCTATATTATGTAAAGACACTACGGCTACTGCAGCTTTAGCTCAGTATAATTCATGTTGTAATTGTACAACACCTCCTACAAATCAAATTTCTTGTGGTGGCGGAACAGTCGGATTTACTCAAGGAGGGGGAGCTTATCCACAGCAAAAAACATTTAACGTAGGATCGGGCACAGGAACGGTAGAAATTATGTTTAGAGCAGAAAATATTCCTGATAGACTAATAGTAGAGTTTGACGGAGCGGTTGTTATTGATACCCAGTATATAGGTGATTCAAAATACATGACCAACCCAGGTGACGCTCCAACAAGTTTCTTTTTATCCTCTGCATTATCAGGGAATAACCCGGCTACTGGGTCTCCGTTTATCGAGCCGATTTCTGGCTTAGCCTATGAGCCTAACGGAACAGCGCCGTTGCCGACAATAGAAAACGGCGGCTTTGTTGCTGAAAGATTAGTTGGTGTTACAGGTTATGAGTATCCATTGACCACAAATGATACATGGCAAACATATACATTTACAAAAAGCACCGCAACCACTACGATAACAGTTAAAGTTTTTGCTCCTTTATCAAGTACTAGTTGGCAATTAAAAGTAAAATGTGTAACTTAATTTTGAATTATGGCAGAAGTAAATGTATTTATTGACGGAGAAACTTTAGCACAAGCTACAGCTGTGTATACAGATTCTAGTTTAACTACTTTAGCAGCGGATGCTTATTATTCGGATTTATCTATTACAAGAGAGCAATTAAACGGAAAGTTAGGAGCAGCTGTAACATGCCCTACTTGCTCTGGAGCGCCAGCAGCAGGATCAACTTCTACGGTAACGCAAAATGTGGTAGATAATATTGTAGGAACTTTAGGAGTTGACTATACTTTATCTGGATCAGGATATGATGGAGGTGATCCACCAGGGGCTGTAGCTGATACTGAAGAAAATGATTATCCGTACGATTTTGTAATAGAAGCAACTCCTGCATCAGGAAAAGAATTTAGTGATGACGCTCCCTTTAATGCCACCAACCCTTCAGGTACTGTTCCTAGCGGAGGGGAAACAGTTACTAATACTTTAAGTGGAACAATAGTTCCTATTCCAGAGGACAAAATGAAATATTATTTTGTAGAAGCCTGTGCGCAAGGTGCGCAAGCATCAAAATCAAATCTTTTAGGTCCAGACAAAGGATTTTTATTTAAAGCTAAAACATCTCCTCCTGTTTCAGGACAGCGATTTGTGACCACCAATACTACTCCTGCTGAATATTATGTATATACAGGACTAAGAGATGGGAAAGATAAAACTATTGCAGAATTTGCACAAATAGATAGTTTGGGAGTTAAATTTGTTTTTAATACACTTCCCGACAATATAGGTAAAGTATTACAAGAAATTCCTGGTGAATTAGATTGTCCTACTGATAATAGTAGCACCAATTTTACTAATCAATATATCTATAGATTACGAAGCTGCACCGACAATAGAAATGATTACTACTATACATCTTTAGTTAGCGAAACCACTAATAGAAGAGTAATGGATGATGCTGGGGAAATCTTTATAATAGAAGAGAGACTAAAGACGGGGGATTTGGCAACGTTAACAGAAAAAACAGGCGTATTGCTAGTTGACATAAACGGGTTTACATCTACTAGCGTAGATTTTGAAGGCCCAATTGAAGGTTGCCCTACACAAAATGTGTTATTAAAATATTGTGGCTCATCCCCTGGTGGTTCATTACTTAATTTAAGTCTAGCAGTTGCTGTACAAGCGCCTAATGACCCTCTTTTTACAAGTGGATTAATTGGAGAAGTATACTTAGATAGCGAAGGAGTATGTTGGACAGTACAATTACTTACTGATGAAGGAGTTCAACTAGGAAAAGGTATTCCTCCGAGAAATTTAACAGAACATATAAGCGGTGGCTGTCAAAGTTGTACTAACCCAAAACTTATATATTCTGATTTACAATAAATATTTGATTACATTTACTTATAAAATTAAATCTAATTAAATGAACAGTATATATGTACAGATTGCGAGTTATCGTGACCCAGAGCTTGTACCCACTATTAAAAGTTTATTAAAAAACGCCAAGTATCCACACTTACTAACAATATGTATTGCCCATCAATATGACAAGAATGATGAGTGGGATAATTTAAATGAGTTTAAAAACGACAATAGGTTTATTATTATAGACATCCCCTACAAAGAGTCTAAGGGAACTTGTTGGGCACGCTATCAAATACAACGATTTTACGACAATCAAAAATATACTTTACAGTTAGACTCACACCATAGGTTTTCTAAGCACTGGGATGAAACGTGTGTTGATACTCTTCGAAGTTTACAAATAGAAGGAAACCGCAAGCCTATACTTACAACCTACCTCCCTTCTTACGACCCACAAGATGATCCAAAAAAAAGAGTTGACACTCCCTGGGGCATGGCCTTTGATAAGTTCACACCTAAAGGAATGGTTTTCTTTAGACCTTATTATATAAAGAAAGGTGTTATTTTACCTATACCCGCTAGATTTTTTTCGGGGCACTTTGCTTTTACATTGGGCAGGTTTTGCAAAGAAGTAAGATATGATCCTCATTTATATTTTCACGGCGAAGAAATTAGTATGGCGGTCAGAGCTTACACCTCGGGCTTCTCTTTGTTTCATCCCGATAAAGTTATTGCTTGGCATGAGTATTCTAGAGACGGTAGAACAAAGCATTGGGATGATAACACACAGTGGTCGAGCCTTGATGAGAACGCGCAAAACAGAGTCCGTGATTTGTTGGGCATGGGTGAGCAAGGGTGTACACCCTGTACTAAACGAACCCTCCTTGGGTATGACGTAGGCAATAGTCTGCCAATTGAAGCATACCAGATGTATGCAGGAATAAACTTTAAAGATAAAACCGTTCAGCAATCAACGTTAGACAACAAACCTCCTGAGTTTAGAGATGAAAAGTATTTAAGCAACATAAGACATACGATTGTTTTAGAAAGAAAAAAATTACCTAATAAAGGTGTAAAATTTGTAGCAGTAATTTACGAGGATAAAAACGGAGATCAAATCAACAGACAAGACTACACCCCTGCTCAGATAGCTTCGTTTATTAAAGACAAGCACATAGAGATAAATAGTGAATTCATAGGAAGAGAGCCATATAAATACATAGTTTGGCCTCACAGTCAAAAAAACAAATGGATTGACAAAATAGAAGAGGTTATTTTATAAGATTCATAATAATGCTTTTGTATTAAAAATACAGTAGTTTTTAATTAATTTATGTTTTAATTTTGCAGCATAAAATCTAACCATTATGTCCTTATCTTACACCCTCACTTCGCTACTTCTAGGCCTTATCACTTTAGGGTCTAACCTTTTGACAGTCAATAATTTAGAAACACAACTAGTTGATGCTGTAGCTAACCAAGATTATGTTTTTGTAGAAAAAGCTATTGACACCAACCTTATTGATGCTAACACCAAAATCAACGGCAAAACACTTTTAATTTACGCTTGTATTTATGATCAAGCAGAAATGGTTTTGTTGTTATTAAACAAAGGAGCTGCGCTTGATGTGCCTTGTGAGTTAGGGTATACTCCAGAGGAGCATGCAGTAATGAATAATTCCATTTACGCTCTTGCGCAAATAATAATTGTTAAGGCATAGAAAATAAAATTGTAAATTTGTATTTATAATTTAAACTATGAGTTACTTATCATGTACTGCTCCGGTTAGAACAGGAAGTTCTGGGCCTGTTATTAGTCAATACCTAGGGGTAGACGGAGTTAATTATGATGTTTTAAATCGTGAGGTAATAATCCTACCAAACAACTTACAATTAAGCGCTGGGCTTACTCCTTATATACAGTCTAATTGGTTGGGTGGTACAGGTACAGTTACAGGTACAGGAGTAATTTTAGATGCTTTAGGTAATGAATATGTAAGGTTTTATCCCTCTTCGATAATTACTCCAGCTTTTAGCTTTGGATCGCCTCAGGTATATTATCCTTCAAACCCTGTTACCCCTTTAGTCAGTGGCGAATATACCGTATTGACATTTGCTTTAACGATTGACGATCCTGATGGCAGAACTAAAGGTACTGCTCAGATATGCATAGGGGGAACTGAGATAACTCCTACCCCGACTCCTA